AATGCATCAAGAACTTCAGCAGTTTTTGACACTGTTGACTTGGTTACCTCTGAGTTTGCTTTTGTTGTTGATTCTGATACTAAGACTATTGAGGCAAGCAGTGGCGGAACTGGTGACCTTGTTACTATTGGTGCGTTTGGATCAACTCCGATCACCGGATTTACACAATCAAATATGTTTGGATTAACCATTCACTCAATCACCGGACCAAGCGATGGAACTGGTATTACTGCGATTGCTGTGGCTGGTGATCAAACTAGTCAAGTTGTGATTAATGGTGTCACCGGAAACATGGCGTTTGGTGATCATACTGGTCACTTCTTTAGAATTAATATTGATGGTGGAACTTTTGCAATCGCAAAAACAAGTCATCCCGCTGTGACCGGAACTCACCCCGATGGAACGACGGTCACCACATTCTTCTTTGATGATCTTAAATCGCTTGGTATCACAATCTCTGGGGATGGTGGAGGAACACAAGCCGGTGGTGCATCCTTTGACTTTATCTCGAAAATGAGCGTTGGCACTACACTACCAAGTCAGTCGGGAACCAACAATGGATTCATTACTTGGAAGTATGCAGAAAACTTTGATGACGAATTGCCTGATACATCATTCGGTGCAGCGTTCAACGGTGCAACCAATGACCTTGTTCACACAATCGTCGTTGACGAAGATGGTAAGTGGACTGGAACCAAGGGAAACATTCTTGAAAGATTCGGTTCACGATCCAAGGCTCCAAATGCTAAGGACGAACAAGGTAGAAGTCTGTTCTACAAGGACACCATCAATGAAAATTCAGAATATATTTTCTGGCTCAAGCACACTGATGGCTCAACTTTTGGAACCGGGTCTGGAACCGCGTGGGGAACCACCGCTGACACCGGCAGAACTTACGAATTGATGAAGAAAAACTTCTACGGAAGTTTGATCGGTGGCACGGAATTTGCACCTGCCGCTGGCGACTTCTTCACTAACGGTTATGATCAGTTTGAAGATTCAGAAACAGTTGATGTCTCTGTGATTCTTGGTGGTCCGTCCGAAAGTGCTACTGCCAAGAGTATCGTTTCGATGGTTGATGCAAGAAAAGATGCCGTGGCATTCCTTTCACCTGCAAGAGACACCGTTCTCTCATCCACCGATTCGCCGAAGGCTAGTAGAGTTGCCGCTGCAAACATCGTAGCATATCGCAAGGGCGTAAATGCAACTCCAACAGGTGGTGACACCGACTACAGCACTAATAACTTGAATGTTTCTTCATCTTATGTCGTGCTTGACTCTGGCTTCAAATACATGTTTGACAGATTCAATGATGTTTTCCGATATGTGCCGTTGAATGGTGACATCGCAGGCATCGCTGTGCGTTCCGATGTTGAAACTGAAACTTGGTTCTCTCCTGCTGGCTTCAACAGAGGTCAACTTAGAGATGTAATCAAACTCCCATTCAACCCGAAGCAGGCTGAAAGAGACAGTCTTTACTCTAACGGAATCAACCCTGTTGTTTCCTTCCCCGGTCAAGGCACAGTCTTGTTTGGTGATAAGACTCTTACAAGCAGACCAAGTGCATTCGACAGAATTAATGTTCGTAGATTGTTCATTGTTCTTGAGAAAGCGATTGCCACTGCTGCTAAGTTTAGCCTCTTTGAACTGAATGATGAGTTTACTCGCTCTCAGTTTAGAGGTTTGATTGAGCCATTCCTTGCGGATGTCCAGTCTCGACGCGGTATCACTGACTTCAAGGTGATTTGTGACGAGTCCAATAACACATCGGCAGTGATTGATAGAAATGAGTTTGTTGCAGATATCTTCGTGCAACCCACTCGCTCGATCAACTTTATCACTCTTAACTTTATCGCCACTCGCACAGGCGTGAACTTTGACGAGATCGCCGGAACAGCCTAATACATACTACTAAGGAGATAACTGGATGGACATTAATAAATTCAAATCTAGACTAGGCGGTGGCGTATATTCGTCTTTGTTCAGAATTGATACAAACTCTTCAATTTTGAGTGCAGAGGATAAACAAGATCTTGCATTCCTTTGCACCGCTACTCAACTTCCTCCATCCACACTTAATGAAATTACCGTGAATCATAGAGGGAGACAAGTGTATCTTCCCGGCTTTAGAACTTATGAGCCGTGGACGATTACGATTCTCAATGACGAAGACATGTCAATCAGAACTGCTTTTGAAAGATATGTTGACAGAATTGACGGTGCTAGAGATCACATTGCTGACGATGTTAACTTTAATATTGCAAACAACACGGCATTGTTTTCAACTTGGACTGTGACACAACTTGACAGACAGGGGAAACCGATCAAGGCGTATGAACTTGACGCATGTTTCCCAACTAGTGTGTCTGGAATTGATCTTACCGCAGAAGGAAATGAACTTACTTCCTTCCAAGTCACCCTCAGATATCAATACTTTAGAACGACTGGTCTTCCCTCTCCAAACGGCATTGGGGTCGGAAACGCAGACGAATAATTGAGGATAATATAATATGCCTATTGAATTGTTTGGAATTTCAATAGGAAGAGCGAAAAAAGAGGCACTTGCGAGTCAGACTCCAATAGAGAAAAAAGCCACCTCATTCGTACTTCCTGAACTCGATGATGCCATGCCAGTTGATGCTGGTGGGTACTACGGTATCGGTATCGATCTTGATGGCTCTCTTAGGAATGAAGCCCAGTTTATCAGCAAATATCGTGAGATGGCTATGCAGCCAGAAATCGAACAGGCTGTTGAAGATATCTGCAATGAATCCATCGTAAACACAAACGAAAAAAGATTCCCAGTATCAATTTCCCTAGAACACACAAAACTCTCTGATGCACAAAAAGAATCTCTTGAAAAAGAGTTTAGTTATATCATGAGATTGTTGGACTTTAATAATAGGGGTTATGAAATCTTCAGACGGTGGTATGTTGATGGCAAGGGTTACTATCATATGATTGTCAACCCGAATCAACCTCGTCGTGGTATTATTGAAATGCGTCCAATCGACGCTGCAAAAATTAAAAAGATTGCAAAAGTTGAAAAAGACATGGACCCAAAGACTGGTGCTAAAACCATCAAAGGGGTCAAAGAAGTTTACATTTATAGAGAAAAACCAAATGAATCCTCTGCGATTGAGATTGCACCAGAGGCGATCAATTATTTTCCATCGGGCTTATATGACCCATCCAGAACTAGAGCAGTTTCTTATCTACAAAAAGCAATCAAACCAATGAACCAACTTCGAATGGTCGAGGATGCTACAGTCATCTATCGCCTTTCGCGTGCGCCAGAACGAAGAATCTTCTATGTTGATGTTGGTTCGCTTCCTAAAAATAAAGCCGAGCAATACGTCAAAGGTTTGATGAACCGTTATAGAAATAAACTTGTTTATGATGCGAACACTGGTGAGATTCGTGACGACCGTAAGTTTATGAATATGCTCGAAGACTACTGGTTTCCTCGTCGTGAGGGTGGTAAAGGAACAGAAGTTTCAACCCTTGACGGTGGGCAAAACTTGGGTGAGATGGATGATGTCATGTATTTTGAAAAGAAACTTTACAAGGCACTCAATATTCCCCTGTCTCGTATGGAAAGCGACACCGGATTCAATATGGGCAGAGCATCAGAGATCACCCGAGATGAACTGAACTTTGTTAAATTTATCGAACGTCTTCGAAATAAATTTGCACTTATGTTTACGAATGCTCTGCGTGTTCAGTGTTTGCTCAAAGGCATCCTTAAAGATGACGAGTGGTATAGAATTCAACAAGACATTCGTTTCGATTTTGCCTCAGATTCATACTTCACTGAAAGTAAAGAAAATGAGGTATTGCAAGAAAGACTAAATATTCTACGGGATATTAACGATCACATCGGTGATTACTATTCCCGTGAGTATGTGCGAAGAAATATTCTTCGTCAATCTGATTCTGAGATGAAAGATATTGATAAGCAAATCTCGTTTGAAAGAGAAAACGGTCTACTTCCCGATAAATCAGAAAGCATGGGATTCTAATGAAAGAAGAAGCAAGAACAGCGATTGATTTAATTTTTAACGCACCCGACAATGTTGCTAAAGGTTATCTTACATCGATCCTTGCTTCAAAAACTATTTCTTCAATCAGTGAAAGATGTAAAAGTATTGCTGAAGAAAAAGAAGAGGATAGACCGAAAGAGGAAAAGGAAGAGGCATCAAAAGAAGCAGACAAAGAGGACATCGCTCTCGACCCAGAAATGACAAAGGAATACTATCTCAAGTCATTTGAATATAAGGGTAAAGTTGTGACATTGAAAAAACTTGGTATGGGTGCGTCTGCCCCTGTCTCTGCGTATGTTGATGATAAGAGAACTGAAATCTTTTTGTCAGCCGAACAAGCAGAAAGGGAGATAAAAAAGATTATTGATTTAAAAGAAAAATCAAAACCAGCGACAGTTGAAAGTCTCACTTTAACGGGAAAAGATGGCTTAATTGTCGAGCATGATGATGGATCTACAACAAATATGACTTTTGAAGACACAAAAATGGCTCTTGAAATACATAAGAGGCTAAATAATACGAACAGAGAAAAGTTTGAAAAAACATTTGCGGCATCAAACGAAAAGGCACTGCAAATGATTCAATACTTTCAAGAAAGGCTTAAGAGGGATCTCGTATGAATACGGTAAACATTGTTGACGCGATTTCAAATAAACAATATACGGC